AAGGTCGGTAATTACCGCAGCAATAATGAAAGCCGAAGGAGTATTGGCTGGTGTTGCTGACCTTTTTTTGATGCAACCCAACAAAGATTACCACGGGTTGTATATTGAGGTGAAAACCGAGAAAGGTAAACAAAGCCCCTACCAAAAAGAATTTGAACGAAAGGCAAAACAAAGGGGTTACGATTATCAGGTGTGTAGAAATTTTGACGAATTTCAAGAAATTATAACAAAATACCTTTCTATTTTGTAAATTTGAAAAGTGGTCACTATTATGATGATAGCATCAAGGCACCGTGAATGGATAAAAATGGCAAATTATCTCGGCTCTGACCACCCCGAAGATGCCGTCCAAGAAATGTACCTGAAATTGTGCGAGATAAACGAGGTTGAAGGCAGCCTGAATAGGTTTGAATACCACGGGCAAGTGAACACAATGTACATTTTTAAGATTCTGCAATCCAAAGTTATCGATGCTTTTCGGCAAAAGAAACGTGAGGTGTACGATGAGCAGCAATTCAACCCAGTTGAACCGATACAAGAATGCGAATACGCATTTGAGGACCTGATGAGTTGCGTAAAGTCAACCATTGATGAGATGGGAGATTACGACCAAATGTTATTGGAGTTGTATTTTGTGTATGGATTCTCAATGAGAGAGATTGAAAGCCGCACGGGAATACCATTGCACTCCATTTTTAACCGATTACAGGTATCAAAAAACATTATTAAACAAAAAACTAAAGACAAGTATTATGAATATTGCGAACAAAAAATCTCCACGGAAGAGGTTGCAAGGCTTGGGGGATGCAGTCGAGATAGTAACGAAGGCGACTGGGATTGATAAGGTTGCCAAATTTGTGTTGGGTGAGGATTGCGGATGTGAAGAACGTAAGGCAAAACTAAATAAGTTATTTCCGATAGGTAGACAACCAAAAGAATGTATGACCGAAAACGAATACCAGCGTTGGGGTGAATTACGGGCTTCAACTACTGATACACTTTCAAAAGAAGAAGCGGATTTGGTGGCACAACTTTGGAATAAACTATTTAACACCCGTAAATTTTACCGCCCTTGCACTTGTAACCCAAAGGAATGGCAAAGGATGGTAAATGATATTCATCAAGTTTACGACACCTATGCTGCTGGAAGTTAAATTTGCTGAATGGATTGCCGAGAATCATTGGGGTTGTTGTCTATGTCAAAATGGGGCTTATTATTGGCAAAGCGAAAGTAAAGGAATGTCACACGTTCCAACGGAATTACTCTTTGATATGTTTTTAGATGAAAAATCACACTAAAATATATTTTGATTATTTTGGATATGATAAAAATTCATTTATCGAATGTGAGGTTTGCGGAGCGAAGGCGGTTGACCTGCACCACATCGAAAGGCGTGGAATGGGTGGGAGTAAGTCAGCGGATAGGATAGAAAATATAATGGCTTTATGTCGTAAGCACCACGAGGAATTTGGAGATAAGAAACAATGGAAAGAATGGTTAATAAAACTACACACAATCAAATTAAAAAAGTAAGCATCAAAGAGGTTTTCCCTAACGGATCAAACCCCCGTTTAATTCGTGATGCTAAATTTAAATCCCTTTGTCGGAGTTTAAAAGAGTTTCCCGAAATGCTTGACATTCGCCCCATCGTTGTCAACAAAGATATGGTGGTGATTGGTGGTAACCAACGATACAAGGCAGCCGTTGAAATTGATTTAAAGGAAATACCCATCATTCAGGTAGATTTAACACAGGAACAAGAACGAGAATTTGCCATTAAGGACAACGCAAGTTCAGGTGAATGGGATTGGGAAGCCCTTGCCAACGAATGGGAAGTTGAAGAATTAGCCCATTGGGGCGTAGACATCCCCATTGAGGTAGTTGAGGAAGAAAAAGAACAATCAATCAAACACACGAAAAATATCACGTTAACTTATTCGATAGAGGAAGCCGATAGAATAGAAGAAGAACTTTATCGCATAGCGTCAACATTAGAACAAGCAATACAAATACTACTACAAAAATGAAAATGTGGAGAAAATCAGAAATTCAGCAACCAAACCCTTTTGAATACGTTTTGGTTAAGTTAGAAAATGAAGAGGTGGCATATATTGCCTACTGGGATGAAGACCATTATTTTGAAGCCCACACCAACGAAGTGTTACACAATGTAAGCATTTGGATGTATATACCTGTTTTCCCGAATGACTAAATTAGAACGAGCCACAATAGCAGATGACGAGCAACCCTCCAAAAAAAGGGTGTTGGTTATCATCGACCAAATCGGTGCGGTGGATTACCATCGCATCGCTATGCCTTTACGCTACATCTATGAAAAAAACATATTTCACATAGACTTTGCCATCCAAAAAAAAGAGGTAAACGAAGCGAAGGTTGAAGATTACGACATTGTGATTTTTTCACGATACTTGTTAAATATGTCAATCGTTGACCGCTGCATCGCTGCCAAAGTGAAATTAATCGTTGACATTGATGACTATTGGAATGTACCCAAGTACAACCCAGCATACAAGGTTTACAAAGAAAAGGGCAAAGAGGCGGTATTAAAGTCCTTGAAGGCTGCATCTATGGTTTGGACAACCACGCCACAACTTGCAGAGAAAGTAAAGGAAATAAACCCCAATGTACATATTCTCCCAAACTACATTGACCACCAAGAAAACCAATGGTTAGAAAAGAATGACCATCCCTTAACTATCGGTTACGTTGGAGGGTTTTCCCACCTGGAAGATATCAAATTACTCCGTGGGCAGATAGGGGAAATGTGTGAGAAGTATAACGCAAGGTTTTTATTTTGCGGTTACAATTCAACTGATCCAAATTCCGCAGAAATGGAATACCAAATTACAGGTACCCGTCAGCGACCTGATTGGTTTTGGGTGGGTGAGGTTACAAGTGTATTAAATTACGGGAAGTATTATTCCCACATTGATGTAGTACTTGCCCCATTGACTGAAACCCATTTTAACAAGCACAAATCAGAGTTAAAGATAGTTGAGGCTGCTGCCTATAAATTACCGATACTTGTAAGTGAAGTTGAACCATACACCAACCACCGAAATAATGAAGGTGTGACATTTGTCAAGAATAATGATTGGTCAATAATCGGTGAGGTGATTAAAAACCGAAAGGAACTTGGTGAAAAGAATTACAAGTACTGCCTTGAACACCACAACATTGAAACCATTAACCAAAAAAGAATTAGTTTAATTTATGGCTTATAATAGAGATGAATTAGAACAAAAATCACTTGAAGTAATTGAGAAGCATAAATTGTTTTTCATTCAGGATATTATTGCATATCTACCTTGTACAAGTAGTACCTTTTATCATTTGGAATTGGAAAAATCGGAAAAGATAAAAGATGCACTTACCGAGGTAAAAACAAACCTTAAAGTTAATATGCGTTCCAAGTGGTATAGGTCAGAAAATCCAACCTTGCAACTGGCGTTGATGAAGTTAGTTTCTACCGATGAGGAGTTAAGAAAGTTATCAATGCAACATCAAGTTAATGAAGACTTTGAAAAGCCTATCTTCAATGGAATTGATTTGGATGTAAAATAAAAAGAAATGACACCATTTCGGTGACATCAACGATATGCTACAAAAAACCACCGCACAAAACAAGATAGCCCAACTAAAAAAAAGGGTTCGCATTGTCAGAGGTGGTACATCCAGTTCCAAGACGTTCAGCATTATTCCGATGCTCATTACCTATGCGGTGCAGAAAGATAACACCGAAATAAGTATTGTATCGGAATCCATCCCACATTTAAGGCGTGGTGCTATCCGTGATTTTCTTAAAATTATGCAAATGGTGGGGATGTACGATCCCAACAAATGGAATAAGTCATCTTTAACCTATACTTTTTCCAACAATAGTTTTATTGAGTTCTTTTCCGCTGACCAACCTGATAAATTAAGGGGTGCAAGGCGTGATGTGTTGTTTATCAACGAGTGCAACAACGTAGATTGGGAATCTTATTACCAACTTGCTATTCGTACCCGAAAGTTTATATACTTGGATTACAACCCAGTAACTGAATTTTGGGTTGATACGGAACTTGTACACGATGCAGATTCCGAGATGATAGTCCTTACCTACAAAGATAATGAGGCGTTGGATTTATCAATCGTTGCCGAGATAGAGAAAGCCAAAGAGAAAGCCGAAACAAGCGAGTATTGGCGTAATTGGTGGGCGGTATACGGGCTTGGGCAAATTGGAAATCTTGAAGGGGTTATATTCAGCAACTATCAACTTATTGACACTATCCCAAGCGATGCAAGGTTATTGGGTTGCGGTGTTGACTTTGGATATTCGGTTGATCCGACTGCCATCGTTGAGGTGTATCAATACAACGACCAAAGGATAATAAAAGAAATTTGTTATCGTACTGGGATGCTAAATTCCGACATTGCCAAAGTTTTACCAAAGGGTGTACCCATCTATGCGGATTCTGCCGAACCTAAATCAATTGAAGAAATACGCAGATTTGGAATAAGTATTAAAGGAGTAACCAAAGGTAAGGATTCAATCAATTACGGCATTCAGGTGATGCAAGGGCAAAACTATATGATAACCAAAGATTCAACCAACCTCATAAAAGAATTACGTGGGTACTGCTGGGACAAAGGCAAGGATGGGAAAACCTTACCGATTCCCGTAGGGGATGACCACATCATCGATGCGTGGAGGTACTTTGAAATGGAATCACTTGGGCTGAAAAAGAATTTTGGCTCTTACGACATACGTTAAAACATACAATAAATCAATCGTTAATTATATGATGGAAATAACCATACCAACCAAATTGAGTGAAATCCCCTTGTATCAGATGCAAGAATATGAATCCTTGAAAATGGATGCAGAAGAAAGGGCATTGAATGCGGTTGCAATCTTTTGTAACATCTCATTAAGTGAGGTAAGTAAGTTACCATTGAAGATTTTAAACCACGCCTTGGATTTAATTACCAAGTGTTTGGATGAGAAACCAAGGTTTCAGCATCGTTTCACCTACGAAGGTGTGGAATACGGATTTATTCCTAACCTTGATGAAATCAGTACGGGTGAATTTGTCGACCTTGATTCCTATCAGAAAGAAGGAATGGCACTTTGGAAAATGATGTCGGTGCTATATCGCCCCATCGTTACACAAGGGCAAAACAACCGATATTTAATTGAGCCTTATCAGGGCAAATTAAACGAGAGTTTTAAGCAGATGCCAAGTGATATTGCGTTTGGTTCGCTGGTTTTTTTTTGGAGTTTAGGAAACGATTT